GCCATATTCTTGAGGGTCAGTTTTAGCAGAAAGATAGGCTACCCTAGTTCTTTCAAATAAGCGAGTAATTTCTAAAGAAGGCTGTTTATCCTTCTCAATAGAACCGAGTTTCATTTAACTCACTCTGTTTTTCTTCTTGTAAACATTTTAAATAGGGGTGTAGGAAGTGGGTCGTCGAGTGGGTCGCTATATATTTCCTTAAGGCTAGATTGTAATAGTTCTACTATCTCACCAAACTTACTATCTACTCTATCAGCGACCTCTAATTGCTTACCTGTTTCTGGAGATTTAAATTCATTTATCTCTTCTCTTACCATATCTAGTTTATCAAATATGCTGTCAAAAATATCCATTCTATATTCTTTCTTAACTGAGGTTTCTTCACCTGCATACGCATGATTAGAAGCAGGGCCAAGATTAGGTTTAAACTTAGGTTTATCTTCTTTAGCCTTTGGCTTCTTAAGTTTAACTTCTTCCATGTCATCTTCTTCAGGACTTCTATTGTTATCATTTAAAGACAAATTAAGCAATTCTTTCGCCTCTCTTGCTTTTTCAATCAATAGGCTAATTTTTCTTTCTTCTCTTGTTACTCTTTCCGGCATTTAAATCACTCCCTTAGTATTATTTGGACTTTGATTTCATCCATTCTTTTAATCTTTGTTGTTTTTGTTCTTGGGTAAAAGGTGTCCCATCAGGATTTGTTTCAGCCATACCAATACCTTGTTGTCGAGGTTGTTTTGTAGAATAATTATTCATCCTTTCGTTATACTTTGAATCCGGTGATGGATAACTACTGGGCCGGCCTCTAATGTTATTTCTTTGCGGGTTATCTTTATCAATAAAGGCTTGTTTTCCTTCTTCAATTGCCTTTTCGTGTGCTTTTTCATCATGCGCCAAAGGGCGATAGTTTTTTAATACATTTTTCCAACTCATTATAATCACTCCATTTTGGCTACCATTTTATGAATTGAAGACCAATCCATATCAGCAACATCTGTTGTTGGTATTGCACCAGCACCACCAATTGCATTATCAAGTGCAGGGGTAGGTGAATTAGACACCACTAAACCCGCTTTCATTAAAAGATTATCTTTAGCATATAGTGTCTTTTCAAGTGCTTCTACTTTTGCACTTAGAGCCTTTACTATTTCTAACATGTCTGCGCTTATACTATTTTCATCCGTCATTTCTTCACTTCCTTTTTATTGCTAGGATAAACTAAATCCCGTAATTGCCGGTAGAGCAATTCATACTCCTTACGGAGTTTGGTAGCAGTAGCGACTATATCAATATTCCTGTCATCCATTGACTTCATTTTTTTATTTAGTTTTTTATCACTTTTAGTCAAGTCTAATTCTTTAAGAACATCTATTAACTCACCTAATTTAGTAAAGTCCTGCCCAAAAAATTCAGTAGGTTCGGAGGCTTGAAGAATCTTCTTTAGTTTCTTTCGACCTTTAGCATCTAAAGAATCAAGAAGTTCTTTTGGAACTTGTTTCTTCTCTTTGAGAATAAATTCTTTTCCTTCTCCGTAGTAATCCCAAGTCATTATTGTCCCTCTCCAAAAATTAGTGTTCTTAATTCAGTTGTCTGTGCTTTAACTATGTTAGTGTAGCCTTCTATTTTTTCTGCTAATTTATCAACCTTATTTTTAAAGTCATTAGTAATGGTAGCCATTCCTTCGTAATCTATACCTTCTGAATCCATAGTTAGTTGAGACGAGTCAGGACTATCCTCTAAATAAGAAGAAACTCCTATTGTAATTTTATCTTGATTTTTTTCTAATAATTTATTTAATTTTATAAAGGTTGTTTTTGTTTTTACTTGTGCATTTAAAATTTTATTTAAAATAACATTAACAGCCTGAATAGAACTGGTTTTATCA